GCGCCAGCCCTCGTGCTCCTTCCTCGCGTAGCTGGTGTACACCACGTCCCAGCCGCCCAGGCGGCAATGGTCGTACAGGCGAACGACCTCCTCCGGCGGGTTCTGCAGGTCGTCGTCCATGTTGATGACGTAGGCGCCGCGGGCGTGGCGGAAGCCGGTCATCACCGCGTTGTGCTCACCGAAGTTGCGGGCGTGCTCGACGAAGGTGATGGGCACGGTGGCGGTGCGCACCAGCTCCCGGCACACCTCCCCGGAATTGTCCGGGCTGCCGTCGTTCACCAGCACGATCTCGATGCCGCCCTCCGGCCGCAGGGCGCTCAGCGCCTCCACCAGCCGGCCGATGGTGGCCGCGCCGCGGTAGACGGGAATGACGACCGAAAGGCCGACGGGGTGCTGATTGTCCATGCCTGTCCTATCGCCGCGCCAGGGCCATGACGGAACCGCCCGCCGGGAAGCGCAGCCCCAGCCCCGAAAGCGCGCGCTCGGCCTCGGTTGCCGCGAACAGGGTGGCGTCCAGCCAGGGCGGGTACTCGGTGACGTCGGAGGCCGCGTCCTGCCGCCGCGCCAGCAGCTTGCGCTGGGCGGCCATCAGCGGCAGCAGCAGGCTGTTCCAGTGCCAGCAGCGCGCCTCGCCGAAGCCCGCGCCTTCCAGCGCCGACCGCAGGGCGGGGCGGGAGTAGCGGCGGGCGGTGTGCACCCGCGCGTCATGGGCGGAGCGCAGCCATTCATGGGCCGGCAGGTTCAGCAGCAGCATTCCCTCCGGGCGCAGCACGCGGCGGAACTCGGCCAGCGCCGACGCCTGGTCCACCGCCCGGTGGCACAGCACGTCCAGGCTGGCCAGGGCGTCGAAGCTGCCATCGGCGAAGGGCAGGGCGTTGACGGTGCCGGCGGCCACCCTGGCGCCGGACTTGCCGGCCGCGCGCGCCGCCGCATCCGGTGCGTATTCCAGGCCCCACAGCCGAAGGTCCGGTCGGGCCGCCGCAAGGCGGGCCAGGAAGCCGCCGGTCCCGCAGCCCGCATCCAGCACCGCCGCGCCCCCCGCCAGCGCATGCAGGGCCGCCACGGCCCGCGCGTGCATGGCGCGGTACCACCACATGCGGTCCTCGACCGCATCCATCAGCGCGTATTCCTGCGGGTCCACCCCGCCTCATTCGCCCCCAATCGCGCCGGGAGCAAGCCCGCATCATGGCAGCCCCGTGGCGCCGCCCCTGGACGGGCCGCCCAGGGACGTGGAGGATGCCGCGGCACCGAAGCCAGGGAGGGAGACGCGCGTGGCCTACGAGGAGTTCGTCGGGAAGACCGAGGTCGCGGAGGACCGGCTGGACCCCCGGCTGGTGCAGGGCCTGGCCGCGACGCTGGACCAGGAGGTGCCGGAGGGCGACGTGCCGCCGCTGTGGCACTGGATGCTGTTCCAGGACTGGCGCCGCCCCTCCGGCATCGGCCCCGACGGCCACCCCCGGCGCGGCGGCTTCCTGCCCCCGGTGCACGACCTGCCGCGCCGCATGTGGGCCGGCGGTCGGCTACAGTGGCACCAGCAGGTGCTGCAAGTCGGCGATGCGGTCAAGCGCCTGTCGCGCATCGAGTCGGTCACCCACAAAGCCGGCGGCTCCGGCCGGCTGGTCTTCGTCACGGTGCGGCATGAGCTGGCCAATGGCCGCGGCCCGGTGCTGACGGAGGAGCACGACATCGTCTATCGCGGCGCCGAGGGCTCCGCCGTGAAGCCGGGGGCGCCCGCGACCGACTGGCCCGGCGCGCTGCGCCAGGTGGTGCTGCCCGCCACCATGCCCGCCACCTTGGCGGCCTACCGGCTGGATGGCGATGCGCTGGACAGCGTCTTCGACCGCGCGGCCGGGCTGGTGGCCCGCAACCGGCTGCGCCACCCGCTCTTCGCGCCGGGCGGCGTGCCGCTGGAGGTGCTGCGATGAGCGCCGCGACCAGCACCCCCTTGGCCCAGCCAGCCGGCACGCCCGATGGCGCGCGCGGCGCGGCGCCCGAGATCATCCTGACCGTGGACGGCGTCGAGCATCGCGGCTGGACGGAGCTGGCGCTCGGCCATTCCCTGGAGGCTGCGGCCCTCAAGTTCGACCTGGGGCTGACGGACCGCTGGACGGCCGAAACCCCCGCCCGCGCCCGGCTGGCGCGGCCCGGCGCGCGCTGCACCCTGGCGCTGGGGCCGGATGCGGTGCTGGACGGGTGGGTGGACGCGCTGGAACTGCGCTACGACCGTGCCCGCCACGCGCTGCACCTGCTGGGCCGCGACCGCGCGGGAGACCTGGTGGATGGCGCGGCGCGGATAGAGCCGCCCTATGAGTGGTCTAACATCGGCCTGCTGGAGTTCGCGCGCCGCCTCTGCGCCCCCTATGGCCTCGCGGTCCGGGCCGAAACCGATCTCGGCCAGCCCTTCGCCCGCGCCTCCATCCAGCCCGGCGAGACCGCCTGGGAGGCCATCGAGCGCGCCTGCCGCCAGCGCGGGGTGCTGGCCAGCAGCGACGGGCGCGGCACCCTGCGGCTGACCCGTGCCGGGGCGGGCGGAGAGGGCGCGGGCCTGCTGCGCCTGGGCGGGCCGGACGGCAACATCCTGGCCGCCGATGGCCTGTTCGACTGGACCGCGCGGCACGACGTGGTGGTGGTGCGGGGCGAGGCGGAAGGCCGCGTGAGCGGGGCCGAGGCCCGCGCCCGCGACGCCGAGGTGACGCGCCACCGCCCCCGCCTGCTGATCGCGGAGGCCGCAGCCACCCCCGGCGCGCCCGATTTTCGCGCGCGCGCGGAATGGGAGGTCCGCACCGCCGCCGCGCGCAGCCGCCGCATCACCTACACCGTGCCGGGTTGGCGCGGGCCGGGCGGCGCGCTCTGGGCCGTCAACACCCTGGTGCCCCTGACCGACGCGTTCCTGGGCCTCGCCGCGCGCCGCATGCTGGTGGTGGCCGTGACCTTCCGCCTGGATGACGAGCAGGGCAGCCGCACCGAGATCGATCTGGCGCCGCCCGAGGCCTTCGAGCGCCTGCCCGAGCCGGAGCCGGCAAGCGGCCCCGGCCGCGCCCCGATGCCCGGCCTCTATCGAGAGGAGCCGGGCACGCGCGACGTGGGCGGCGGGGCGGGCTTCGGCCGGCGCACCGATGTGCCCGCCCTGCCGCCCGCCGCCCCGCGCGACGGGGGGGGCCGATGACCGAGCCCGCCACCCTGTCCCGCCTGCTGGCCCCGCTGCAACGCCGCGTCATGCTGGCCATCGGCCGGGCCGTGCTGCGCGCCGCGGCGGGCGCGGGCGGGCTGCAGATCACGCTGCTGGCCGGCGAGACCCGGGCCGGCGTCGAGCATGTGCAGCCCTATGGCCTCTCCACCCTGCCGCTGGCCGGGGCGGAGGCCGTGGTGCTGTCGGTCGGCGGCAATCGGGACCACCCGCTGGCGGTGGTGGTGGATGACCCGCGCCACCGCCCCCCGGGCCTGGCCGCGGGCGAGGTCTGCCTGCACGCCGCCCAGCCGGCCGCGCAGCGCCTGCATCTGCGCGCCGACGGGTCGGTGCTGCTGCGCACGCACCTGCTGCGCATCGAGGCCGATCTGGTCGAGGTGACGGGCGATGTGGTGGCCGGCGGCATCAGCCTGCGGCACCACACCCATGGCGGGGTCGAGCCCGGCGGCGGCCAGACGGGGGCGCCGGCATGACGGGGCCGCACCCATGATGGCGCTGGATTGGGGCCCGAGCCGCCCCTCCCCGGACCTCGCGCTGGCCGCCACCGGCCAGGTGGCGCGCGATGACGGACTGCGCACCGCCGTGCTGCTGAGCCTGTTCCTGGACGCCCGCGCCCGCCCCGAGGACCCGCTGCCGGAAGCTCCCGCCGGCGGCGCCCTCGGCGCGCGAGGCGCCAATGCGGATGCCGATCGCCGGGGCTGGGTGGGCGATGCCCTGGCGCCCGTCGCCGGCGACCGCATGGGCAGCCGCCTGTGGCTGCTGGCGCGGGAGAAGCAGACCGAGGGCGTGCGCGCCCGCGCGGAGATCTATGCGCGCGAGGCGCTGGCCTGGCTGGTGGCGGATGGCCTGGCCACCGGGCTGGACGTCGCCGCCACATGGCGCGGCCGCGGCGTGCTGGATCTGCGCGTGCGCATCGCCCCCGGCCCCTTCGACGAAAGCTTCCAGGTGAGCCTCTGATGCCCTTCGCCCGCCCCACCCCCGCCGAGCTGCGCGACCGCTTCGCGGCCGAGATCGAGGCCGGCCTGCCCGGCGCCGATGCCCGCCTGCGCCGCAGTGTCGAGGAGATCATGGTGCGCGTGCTGGCCATCGCGGCGCACGAGATGCACGGGCACCTGGCCTGGGCCGCGCTGCAAATCCTGGTGGACACCGCCGAGGCCGAGCAGCTGGACCGGCACGGGGCCGTCTGGGGCGTGCCGCGCCGCCCCGCCGCCCCGGCCCGCGGCCCCGTCAGCCTGGCGGGCACGGCCGGCGCCACCATCCCGGCCGGGACGGAGTTCCGCCGCACGGATGATGCCCGCTACCTGCTGGATGAGGACGTCACCCTGGCCGCCGGCCCCACCACCGGCGCGCTGACCGCGGCCAGGGGCGGCGCGGCGGGCAATGCCGCCGCCGGCCAGATCCTCGCGCCCGTGGCGCCCGTGCCCGGCCTCGTGACCGCCGTGATCGGCGCGGGCGGGCTCGCGGCCGGTGCCGACACCGAGGCCGATGCGGAGTTGCGCGGGCGCATCATCGCCCGCATCCAGTCGCCCCCCTCGGGCGGCACCGAGGCGGACTGGCTCGCTTGGGCCCACGCGGTGCCGGGCGTCTCGCGGGCCTATGCGCGGCCGGGGCAGGCCGGGCTGGGCACCGTCAGCGTCCTGGTCATGGGGCCCGGGGGCGAACTGCCCGCCCCCCCCCTGCTGGCGGAGGTGCAGGCCGCACTGGACGCGCAGCGCCCCGTCACCGCCCAGGCCTTCGCCCTCGCGCCCGTGCCCGTCGTGGTGGATGTGGATCTGCGCGTGGCGCCGAACACGCTGGCGGTGCGCGCGGCCGTGCTGGACGCGGTGAGTGCCTGGTTCCGCACCGAGGCCGTCCCCGGCGACACGCTGCGCCTCTCCCGCCTCTCCGAGGCCATCTCGGCGGCGGCGGGCGAGGCCTGGCACCGGATCGAGGCGCCCGCCGCCGATGTGGCGATGAACCCCAACGAAATCCCGGTGATCGGCGCGGTGACCTTCGAATGAGCGCCCATCTCGCCCAGCTTCGCGCCCTGCTGCCGCCCGGCGCCGCCCTCCCGCGCGAGGAGGGCGGCCGGCTGGAGGCGCTGCTGCGCCCGGCGGCCGAGGAGATGGAGCGCATCGACGCCCGCATCGAGGCGCTGCTGGCCGAGGTGAACCCCGGCGCCGCGCGGGAGCTGCTGGAGGATTACGAGCGCGTGCTGGGCGAGGACCCCTGCCTGGGTCCCGCAGCCGCGCTGCCCCTGGCCGTGCGCCAGGCCCTGGCCTTGCAGCGCTGGACGGCCGGCGGCGGCGCCACCCCCGCCTATTTCATCGGCCTGGCGGCCACGCTGGGCATCGAGATCACCATCGAGGAAAGCCAGCCCTCCATCGCGGGCGTGCTGGAGGCCGGGGGCGAGCTGGTGACGGAGGGCGGCGTCTTCGAATGGATCGTCACCCTGCCCGCGCCGGATCTGCTGCTGGAATTCGAGGCGGGCGCCACCGAGGCGGGCTCCCCGCTGGGGGATTTCACCCCCTCCGCCACCATCGAATGCCTGATCCGCCGCCAGGCGCCCGCCCACACCGCCGTGCATTTCCGATACCAGGAGATCTGACCCATGGACCGCACCACCGGCGCCAACAGCGTCATCGTGAATGGCAGGCGCCAGTTCCGCGACCGCGACCTCGGCCTCGGCCTGCGCGGGACCATCGTGGACGCCCCCCATCTCAACGCCGTCCAGGAGGAGCTGCTGGCGGTGATCGAGGCCGCGGGCCTCACGCCCAGCGGCGGGAACCTGGCGCAGCTGCTGGCGGGGCTGCGCTTCCTGTTCCTGCCGCGCATCGCGGCGTTCACGTCCAGCGGCACCTATACCGTGCCCGCGGGCGTGACGCGGGTGCTGGCCCTGGGCTGGGGCGGCGGCGGGGGCGGGGGCGGCGCCAACAGCAATGGCATCGCCGCCGGCGGCGCGGCGGGGGCCTTCGGCCTCGGCGTCTATGAGGTGACGCCCGGTTCCGGCATCGCGGTGACGGTTGGCGCCGCCGGCGCGGGCGGGGCGGGCGGAAGCGGCTTTGCCAATGGCGGCGCGGGCGGCGCCAGCAGCTTCGGGACGTTTCTCACGCTGGGCGGGGGCTCCGGCGGGCAGGCCGCGAATGGCGGGGTGCAAAGTGCGGGCGGCACAGGCGGCGTGGCCACCGGGGCCGCGTTCGGGGTGCCAGGCACCGGCTCGCAGGCGGGCTACGTCTCGGGCAGCCTGAACATCTGCTCGGCGGGTGGCGCCGCCTTCGGCGGCGGCTATGGCCTGATGGTGCCGAGCGTGGTCGGCGGCCCTGGCGTCTCGCCCGGCATGGGCGGGAATGGCGGGACCGGCACGGGGCAGGGCGGCAACGGCGCCTCCGGGCGCATCATCGTGGCGGGATGACCATGATCCAGCCCCGGCGCCCCACCCCGCCATGGCAGCCCTGGCCCATGCGGCGCGGGCAGCTGCTGCCCCAGGTCTGGACCTGGCAAGATGACGAGGGCCTGGTGGCCATCACCGAGGGTATCGAAGTGCGGCTGCGCATCATCCGGCCTGACGGCCAGGTGACGGAGTTCCTCGCGGCCCCGGAGGGCGATCTGCGGCTCCTGGAACAGGACAGCCCGCTGACGCGAGGCCACGTCGTGTTCCTGCCATCCCTGGAGCTGGTGGACAGCCTGCCGCTCTATCCCCCCGCCCGCTATCTGCTGGAGGCGCGCCGCGAGGGCTACAGCGTCGTGATCATCGAGGGAGAGATCGCCATGCACCCCGGAATTGCGGAGACCCGCCGATGAGCGGCTACAGTCCCGGCCTGAGCGAGACCATCGCCATCGCCAAGAGCTACAAGGATCAGGCGGTCCAGCAGGCCGGCACGGCCACCGAACAGGCCGGGCTGGCAGACGGCGCGCGCCAGGCCAGCGAGGCCGCGCGCGACGCCGCCACGGGTCAGGCGCACCTGGCCGAACAGGCGCGCGAGGCCAGCGCGGCCGCGCGCGACATCGCCACCGTCCAGGCCACCCTCTCCTCCCAGGCGCGGCACGCGAGCGAGGCGGCGCGCGACACATCCGTCCAGCAGGCGGGCGTCGCGACCCAGGCCGCGGGTGCGGCCGCCGCCCAGGTCTCGGCGCAGATCGTCGCCGCCACCTCGGCCCAGGCCGCCACCGCCACGGCCTAGGCCGGCATCGCGACGGCCCAGGCGATACTGGCGGGGCAGCAGGCGTCCAGCGCCCAAGGCAGCGCCGCCGCCGCCGCGTCGAGCCTGGCCGCCGCCCAGGCCATCACGGGCGGCGCGCAGGGCGTGGGGGTGGGTGGCCTCATGCTGCCGCGCGTACCGGAGCTGGGCAGCGCGGCGTTCGTGGACGTGGCCGGGCTGGTGCGCCGCCCCCTCCGCGCCATAACGGCGCACTACACCATTTCTCCGGACGACGATCTCTCTACCCTGCTGGTCGAGAGCGGCCCCATCACGCTGACCCTGCCGCCCATCGCCGCGCTGCCGCCCTGGTGGGAGGTCCGCATCTGGAACCGCAGCGGCCACCCGGCGACGCTGCAGCGCCAGGCATCGGCCGTCATCGGCGATGCCGCCACCTCCATCGCCATCGCTGACGGCGCGGGCGCGCTGATCGTGCGCCGCGACGACACCCGCTTCGAGAGGATCGCCTGACCATGCGCCCCGCCATCTACATGGACTTCGCGCGCGGCGGTCGCCTCGATCCCCTCGCACGTGTCACTCGCGCCAGCGGCGGCACGCGCCGCGATGCAAGTGGGGTGTGGCGCGAGGTGCCACCCATGGCGGCGCGTCTGCATCACGCATTCGACGCAGGCGCGTTGGGCCTGCTGATCGAGACTGCGCGGACGAACGCGGTGGTGAACCCTCGCGGGGAGGGGCTTGTCGCTGGCACGCCCGGCACCCTGCCCACCGGCTGGGTTCAGCCCGCCACGCAGGGGGGCATCGAGCGCACGCTGTCGGCGGTCTCCGCGCGCGGTGTCGGCGGCCTGGGCCTGCGTCTCCAGGGCACCGCGACGAACACCGGCCAGATGACGTATGAGCCGGCCATGCGCTCCTTGGCCCCCGCCGCGTCGCCAGCGCAGAGCCGCGTGGTGTCGGCGGTGCTGTGGATCGCGGGCGGGGGTGTCGCCAATATCACCAACATCTCGCTGGGCGGAATTGGCCTCACGAGCGGCGGCGCGGTGGTCGCCGGCAACACCTTCAGCGGCGCCAATCTGGCTGGGCAGTTGAGCGCGGCCCCTCGGCAGTTCAGCAGTTTGGTCACGCTGACAGCAGACCCGAGCATCGCCCGATTTAATCTGCGGCTGCTCGTCCAGACGACGGTCGGGCAAACCTCCGACCTGACGCTGGGCGTGGCATGGCTCCTGGATGAGCCCAGCGCGCTCTACGCCTCCACGCCGATCCTGCCCCCGGGCGGCTCGCCCAGCGCATCCATCCGCGCGACGGAGACGCTGGAGGTCTGGCTGGCCGATTGGGGCGCATCTGTGCCCGGTGGCGAGGGCACGCTGCTGGTGGCTGGCCGTGCGGCGGGCGGGCTGGAGATCGGAGGGGGCGGGCAGCGCGCGGTCCAGATGGATGACGGCACGGACGCCAATGTGATCAGGATGGACCGCGGCCCCGGGCGGACCATGCGTGGAGAAGTGATCGTCGGCGGGGTGTCGCAGGGCCTTGTCTCCAGCGCCGGGCTTGTGGCGGATCAGGCCGGGATGGTTTCGCTGCTGGGCTATGACAGCGCATCCATGGCGCTGACGCTGGACGGCGCACCCGTGGTTGAGGGGGCGGTGTCCGGGGCGTTTTCTCCGTCGCGGATGCTGTTGGGCGGGTGGGGCGGCACCATCGAGCGCGTTGCCTGGTGGCCTCGGCGCATCCCGAATGCATCGATGCAAAGCCTCGCCCGCCAGGGAGCCCTGACATGATCCACACCGCGCACCTGTTCGACACCGCGTCTGCGATGGACGCCGCGCGCGCCGCCGCGGAGCCTGCCGCCTTGCACATCATCGGTGTCGCGAGCGACCCAGACGGCCGCGCGCTGCCCGGCTGGTGGGCCATCGCGGCCTGGGAGCAGGCGGTCGCGCCTCCATGGGAGGGCAGCAGGGTGGCCCCTGCGGAGGCCCCCCTGTGGTGGGCCGGGGTGCCCATGGAGCCCGCAGCCCCGGAGCCGCCAGCCGTTCCGGCCTCCATCTCTCCCCTGCAGGCGCGGCGGGCGCTGCTGGCGGCAGGGCTGCTGGACGATGTCGAGGCCGCGTTGGACCGCGCCCCGCGCGAAATCCGGCTGGCCTGGGAATACGCGGTGGAGCTGCGCCGGGATGATCCGCTGTTGGCCGCCGTGGCGGCTGCCCTGGGCCTTAGCGCCGAGCAGGTGGATGAACTTTTCCTGGCCGCGGTGGCGTGAGCCCATGCCGCCCGCTGCCCCTCGATGCCTGTCGCCGCCTGAGGCGGGGGTTGGGGCGCGGCAACGCCCCAAGCCGCGCGGCCAGCGACCGCGCACGGAAAACCGCCCCGCCATGCCGGCCGGCACCGGGGCAGAGGAGCATATCCGTGCGATTCGACCATACGACCCTGCTGACGCCCGTGCCCCCGGTCTCCCCGGTGGCGCCCTGGGTGGGCGGCAAGCGCAACCTGGCCAAGGGCATCATCGCCCGGCTGCAGGCGGTGCCCCACACCGCCTATGTCGAGCCCTTCATCGGCATGGGCGGGATCTTCTTCCGGCGGCCCTTCCGGGCCCGGGCCGAGATCATCAACGACGCCAGCCGCGACGTGGCGACGCTCTTCCGCATCCTCCAGCGGCACTACCAGCCCTTCATGGACATGCTGAAGTGGCAGGTGACCAGCCGGGCCGAGTTTGAACGCCTGGTGGCCACCGATCCCGACACCCTGACGGACCTGGAGCGCGCCGCGCGCCTGCTCTACCTCCAGCGCACCGCCTATGGCGGCAAGGTGACGGGCCGGAACTTCGGCGTGAGCCCCGGGCTGCCCGGCCGCTTCGACGTCACGAAGCTGGGGCCCGTGCTGGAGGCGGTGCACGAGCGCCTGGCCGGGGTGGTCATCGAGTGCCTGCCCTGGCGCGAGCTGCTGCCCCGCTACGACCGGCCGGACACCCTGTTCTACCTCGACCCGCCCTACTGGGGCTGCGAGGAGGACTACGGAGAGGGGGTCTTCGGCCGGGACGACTTCGAGGCCCTGGCGGAGGCGCTGGCCGGGCTGCGGGGGACCTGGTTGCTGAGCCTCAACGATGCGCCAGGGGTCCGGCGGTGCTTCGCCCGCTTCCGGATCGAGGCGGTGGAAACCTCCTACGGCATCGCCGGCGGCCGCCACGGGGCCAAGCGGGTGGGGGAGGT